TTGGTGCCCAAGCAATTGGCGATTTTGTTGAAGCAGCTGTTACAGCATTTCAGCATTTTGGCAGCATCATTAAATTGTTGGCCAAGGATCTGTACACTCTTTTTGATATTCGGAGTTATACACAGGGCACATTTTTCAAGCAGCTCACCGATAATTTGAATGAGTTCACGACAGAATGGGCAAAAGATTCTGATGAGTATGTTGCATCACTTAAGAAAATCGAGGATGCAAACAATAAAGTATCACCACCCAAACCACAGGAAAAAGTAAACAGGACAGTGGTGGAAAGTTATTCTGGCCAATTGTTGGCCGAAAAAGAATTGTTTAATGCTTACAAAAAAAGAGCAGATTTAAATTTAGAAATTCTTTCACAAAAAGAAAAAGACAAAACATTAACAAAAAACGAAAAAGAAATGCAAGATGCCATCAATCAAGTATTGAATGAGCAACAAAGAACACTTGACGAAATCGACAAAAAGAAAAATTTAATTGATAAAAATAAGCCAGGTGCTGCACAAATGGAAGCCGAATTGGATCGGCAAAAAACACTGGTTCAAGTATCAACTGATTTTTATGTTGGCCAAACCAAAAAAGTGGTGGCAGCCAATCAAGAGGCCAGAACAAAATTCAGCACTGGATGGGATGAGGCATTCAGGCAATACCAAGAAAACTCAGAGACAATGGCCGATGTTGGCAAAAAGACATTCAATACAATCGTGGATTCAATGTCGAGTGCATTGAGCAATTTTGTCAAAACAGGCAAATTAAATTTTGCTGATTTGGCTCGCAGCATGATTGCTGATTTGATTCAAATTCAAATCAAAGCTCAAGCCACCCAATTATTCAGTGGATTATTTGCTGGCTTCCCTGGCACATCGAGTGGCCCAGCTCCAGTGGTCGATATGTCCAATGCAGCCACATTGACTGGACGGGCATCAGGTGGCCCATTGGCTGCTGGCCAAGCATCGATTGTGGGCGAGAATGGCCCAGAAATTATTGTGCCTCAAGGTGCATCGACTGTAATTCCAAACAATATGATCGGTGGCATGAGTGGCCAGACCACCAATGTCACCAATTACAACATACAAGCAATTGATACAAAATCGTTTGAGGATCGGCTATATGGCAGCTCTGGTGCAATTTGGGCAGCCAACCAATATGCCACCAAAAACATTGCGACAACGAGGAGCAGAACATAATGGCTGGCTTTCAAAACATTGTTGATATTCAACAAAAGATGACAGTAAACAATCGGAGAACAGTCGGCCAGCAAGTATCCAGATCAGGCCAAATGACTGTTGCCCAATACTTAACATCAGTGCCATGGGTTTTTACAATAGTTCCACATAATTTTTTGTACTACCCACAGGTCAGAGACATTATTCAAGCCATTGATAATTTGGATCGGCAGCTGCCCGATTACATTACATTTGCATCGAGCCAGTTATCATGGTTCACGCAAAACCAAGGAACGGCCACAGTGGCCAGTTTAAGTGGCACACCAACACCCAACAGCCAAACAATCAATTTAACCTCAAATGGCACTTATAAGGCTGGCGATTTCATATCCATCAATGGTTATGTTTACAAGATTACCAACGATTCGACTGGATCAGTAATTTATATTAATCGACCATTGATTGGCGAACCGACATCGGCTGCACCAGTTCTTTTGGGCAATGCGTGTTCGTTTTATGTGGTGGCCGAGCAATGTCCCACATACTCATTGACACCAATGACCAATGGTGCATTTGTCGAATGGTCTGGGCCATTTGTATTTCGTGAATACATTACAGGATAATTATGTCAACAGCAATTGCAGCACTTGGATCCAGTTCAATTCGATATGCTGAATTTGTCGAATTGATTCTTACAGTTTATGCTGGAGAATTTATTGTTGGCAGCACTTATACTATTTTTGTTGTTGGCACGACTGATTTTACAGCTATCGGTGCATCATCCAATACAGTCGGAGTGACATTCACGGCCACTGGCGTGGGATCAGGAACAGGTAAAGCGCAGCAGATATTTACATTCTGTAATGCAGCTGGCCCAGTCACAATCAATGGAATCAGATATGCTGGTTATGGCACATATCTTGGCGTGAGTGAAATTCAGCAAGATATGAAAGCCAGTAGTGTGGATATAAAGTTATCTTTGTCTGGACTAGATATCAATGTGGTTTCACTGATATTGGCATCACCAGTCAAAGGCAGCACTGTAAAAATTTGGCGTGGATTTCTCGATGCCAGCAATCAAATTGAAACCATTGGCGGTGTACAACAGTTTTTCCAAAGATACCAAGGCATCATCAACAATGTGGCCATCAATGAAAATTTTGATGATCAAAAAAGGCAGCGCACTGTTGTTTGTATTGTGTCTTGTGCATCGATGCGATTGGTGCTGGATTCGAGATTGGCTGGCATTAAAACCAATCCATCCAATTGGCGATTCTTATATCCCAACGATACCAGCATGGATCGAGTGCCAGTGATTGCATCGACTTATTTTAATTTTGGCCAAAACCCAATACCAGGCTCGGCCACCAAAGTTATCGGATCAACTCAAACCAATCCAGTGCCATTGGTGAAATTTTCAAACACATGATCAGACTGGCAAACAAATTTGATATTCCAATTTTGATTGCAATGATTGAGGAATTCTCAAGAGAAACATTGATTCAAAAATACAAAGATCAAACATTGTGGGATAAAAAATATGTGGGGAATTTGCTTTACAGTTTGATTTTGGGTCGAGGTTTTATTGTTATTGACGAGGATTTGAATGGAATGATCATTGCCATGATTACACCAAATATTTGGTGTCCAAAATCAAATCAACTCAATGAGCTGGCATGGTGGGTGGCTCCAGAAAAAAGGAATGGTTTGCTTGGTGGCAAATTATGGCTAGAATTTAACAAACAGGCTCAAAAATTATTGGATGAAAAGCGCATCGATGTAGTGATGACATCACTTATGGCCAACAGTCCAAGCATTGATTATTCAAAACGTGGATTCAAACAATTGCATACAACTTTTTTCAGAGAATAAAACATGATCGAATCAGCAATTGCAGCATATGAGGCATTCTCTGCATGGTATGCCACAGCTGGGATAGCAACACAAATGGCAGTGACATTTGCCATTTCAGTAGTTGCATCGAGGATATTTGCACCCAATGTGCCACAGGCCCAGCAAAACAATATTAGGCAGCAAGTGCCACCAGATCCAACGGCTGGCATTCCATTGGTCTATGGTGATGCATACACTGGCGGTCGGTTTTGTGATGCGGTTTTATCACAAAATCAAAAGCAAATGTTTTATGTGATGGTTATTTCAAATATTAGTCCGAATGGCCAATTTATTTACAATTTGCCAACACCAGGCAATCCATCCAATTTTTACTATCAAGATCAGATCATTACATTTGATGCTTTATATCCAGCCATGGTATCTACTTTGACCGATGGCGCAAACAATGTAACTCCATTTGCAAATCAACTGTATATCTATTTGTACACATCTTCCCCTACTGGCACGATCACACCGATCAATACGACTTATATGCCATGGGAAATAATGAAATATGATGCTGGTGATGAAAATACTTGTCCATCAGGCCAAGAATGGGCCAGCACCAATCGAAATATGAATGGTTTGGCATTTGCCATTGTGCAGCTGGTGTACAACCAAAATGCACCTGGCACTACTTCATTGCAGCCAGTCACATTTTATGTAAGCCATTATTTGAATGGCACTGGATGTGCCAAGCCTGGTGATGTTTGGTATGACTACATTACCAATCCCATTTATGGTGGTGCAATTGATCCATCATTTGTCAGCTCTGCTTCAGGCGCAGCTCTGAATGCTTATTCAGATGAATTGATCACCTATACACCAGCAGGAGGTGGCACAGCATCACAGGCCAGATATAGATTTAATGGTGTTTTGGATACTGGCCAGACTGTATTGTCAAATATCGATTTGATGATGACTTGCTGTGATTCATGGCAAGCATATCAGGCAGCCACTGGATATTGGCAAGTGGTAATCAATAAAGCTATTTCACCATCATTCGCATTTGATGATAATAATATTGTTGGATCAATCACAGTGGGGGAGCTGGATATCACCCAAATGGTGAATCAGATTGAGGCCAAATTTAATGATTCAACAAATAGGGATCAGGCTGGTTATGTGAATCTACAAACCCCAGCCAATTTGATATATCAAAACGAGCCAGTTAACAAATTCACTGTTTCATATGATTTGATCAACAATTCGGTTACAGCTCAATACTTGGCCAATCGGACACTTGAGCAAAATCGACTTGATTTGATTGTCAGTTTTTCCACCAATTACACTGGAATTCAGGTCAATGCTGGCGATGTGGTCACAGTGACCAATTCAAGTTATGGCTGGACAAATCAGCAATTCCGAGTGATGCAAGTCAAGGAATCATCATTGCCCGATGGCAGTCTTGGGGCAGCAGTGCAGCTGATTGCTTATGATGCCAATGTTTATGCTACTGGGGACATTACTCAATATCATCCAACACCCAATTCGGGATTGGCATCACCCACTTATTTCAGCGCATTGGCTGCACCAACAATTTCAGCGCACCATGAATCGGCCACTCAGCCCAATTTTGATGTACAAGTCTATATTCCATTAGTGGGTCGAGTTACCACTGGAACATTGTTTTATACGACAGTATCCACACCATCACCATCTGATTGGAGTACATGGCTTACAGCAACTACATCAAACAATCAGCAAGTTCCGAATAATACTTATTTCACATTTGCTGATGTAGTTTTACCAGCTGCCACATATTATTTTGCCTATACAGTAGGAAACGATAAAACATCAACTTCATTGAGTCCAATATCCACTGCTTTTGTTTGGACACCAGTCGGTTTATCTGGAGCCAGTGGAGCGTCTGGCGCATCAGGTTATAGCGGATTTTCTGGATTGTCTGGATTGTCTGGATTGTCTGGATATAGCGGTTTGTCAGGATATTCTGGTATAGGTAGTACAGGATTAACAGGTTTGGCTGCCATCACTGCATACAAGCTACAAAGCCAAACATTAACTCCACCAACATATTCAACACCCACATCGGGAGCGACTGCACCAAGCGGATGGTCATTGACTGCACCAACAGCCACAGTTGGCCAAGTGGTTTGGTATTTGATGGGTCAATACAACTCCAATAGCAGTTCTTATGGTGGAGTACCAGCTAATTCAACAGCATGGACTGGGCCAGTGGCTGCATCAATATTTCAAGACATTGAATCAGACAATTGGACTGGCGGTACTCCACCAACAACTGGTCCATTTGCACCGATTGCCTCACCAGGCTATTACATTCAAAAAAATACTGGCAATATGTATTTGAACAGTATTTATGGCCAAGGCGTGGCCAGATTTGATGGTCAAAATACTGCATCAGGCATTTCAGTGTCTGGATATGCTGCGGTGGTCGGCAATTTGTCTAATATTCAAAATTATGGTCTTTATGGGACTGCCAATGCAGCTGGTAATTCAGCTGGAGTTTTTGGATATAACTCCAACACCAGTTCATATTATTCTTATGGTGTATTTGGCCAAAATTCAAATCCATATTCTCCAGCCATTTATGGATATAATTATGGTGGAGGAACAGGCATTCAAGGAGTTTCAAATAGTTCAGGAATTGGCGTTTATGGAAATTCTTCATCAGGTTCTGGAGTTGAAGGAGATTCAGTTTATGGAGCTGGAGTAAAAGGGGTTTCAATTTCAGGAAATGGGGTACAAGGCTCAGGAACTTATGGTGTTTACTCTACAACTGCATTTGGCACATCAAGCACAGCATTTGTAAATAATTTGTATGCACAATATACTCAAAATTTAGTTGGGCAAGCCAGTGGAACATTGCTTTATTTTTACACAGGTCCAACAACTGGAGCCAGTACAGCGACATTTAATCCAGCAAATAAACCAGGCTTAACAAGTGGCAGCAATACTTGGATTGAAGTTATCATTAACGGATCATCTTATCAAATACCAGTGTGGGCATCATAATGAACAGAACAATCACAATTCCATCGACCTCAGTCACTGAGGATATCAACGACATTCAAGAGATACCAGGCGTTTGCGTCAGGTTTTTAGTGGGCAATAAGGATTCCAATAATAATTGGATTCTTGGCCAAACAATGCAAACATTCATTGTCAATGGTGATGATTACAAAGAATTGAATGGCCCACCCACATCATGGGCACCAGACAAGCCAACAGGCACATATAGAAATGATGATTTGTGGCATTATGTGGATTTACAAAGAACAAAAACCTAGTAAAATATTCATCAATACAATACAAGACATTCGTACCCAGTGAGTACATTGGGAGCGTCATTACCGAGTAAGGGAATCACATGGCTGTATTTAATCGTAATTCATTAACCCAAGTATCTGGGTTTGATAATCAAATATTATCAGGCGAATTGGTCTGGGAGCAAAAAGCATTCTGGAACATTTTTATTACCAATGATTCTGGTATTTTGCCATTGACTGGTGCCACCATCGATGCACAGATTATTCGCAGAGTCTTAACCAATGTGGTGGATACTAGAAATGGACTTACATTCACCATCGGTGATTACACTCCAACACCCACACCCATTGCATTAACAATCACCAATATCAATTACACAGGTGGATCATTCACTTTGGTAATGGATGACAGCTCTTGGGGTTTGATGGCCACTGATCCAGGCTTGGACATTGCCGACCCCAATGGTATTGGCTATTCTGGCCGAATTAAGATTAGTTTTCCAGCCAATGGCTCAACCCCAGCGGAAGACATCATTGTCTTTTTATTCTTTATTGTTCGGTCTGATGGAATTGTGGTGGAATAATTATGAGCACAAAAGTCACAGTCATCAATGACAACAATGTCAGCATCAATGTCACTCCACCAGCTGCACAGATCATCAATGTAAACCGATCAGCATTTGGCAATTCTGGATTCAGTGGCCAATCGGGTTATTCTGGATTTTCAGGATTCAGTGGCCAAGCTGGTGGCGAAAGTGGCCATAGCGGTTACTCTGGATATTCGGGCTATTCTGGTTACAGTGGTTATAGTGGCCAAATTGGTGCCAGCGGTTATTCTGGCCAATCGGGGTTCAGTGGATATTCTGGCCAATCAGGATTCAGCGGATCTGGCGTGTCTGGATATTCTGGATTCAGTGGCTACTCTGGATCAGGCATTTCGGGATTTTCAGGATTCAGTGGTGCCCAAGGTGCATCGGGTATTTCTGGCTATTCAGGATTCAGCGGTATTGGCACATCAGGATATAGCGGTATATCAGGATTTAGTGGATATTCTGGTCAATCAGGATTTAGCGGATCTGGTGTCAGTGGATATTCTGGTTATTCTGGTGCCCAGGGGATATCAGGATTTAGTGGCATTTCTGGATATAGTGGCCAAGTCGGTGCCAGTGGATTTAGTGGATTCAGCGGTGCTACTGGCGCAGCTGGTGCATCAGGCACATCGGGATACAGTGGCTATTCTGGGTCAGGAATTTCGGGGTATAGCGGTTTTTCTGGCTACTCTGGCCAGCAAGGTACATCGATCAATATTAAAGGCTCAGTGGCCAATCCAGCTGCCTTGCCACCCACTGGGAACAATCCCAATGATGCCTACATTGTCGATTCAAATGGTGATTTATATATTTGGACTGGCACTGCATGGAATAATGTTGGCCAAATAGTTGGCCCAGCTGGTCAATCGGGAATTTCAGGATACAGTGGCTATTCTGGATCAGGCACATCAGGATACAGTGGTTATTCTGGCATTTCTGGTTATTCTGGATCTGGCATTTCTGGATTTAGCGGATACAGTGGTGCCCAAGGTGCATCGGGTATTTCTGGTTATTCTGGATTCAGTGGCTACTCTGGATCAGGGATCAGTGGCTATTCTGGATATTCAGGATACAGTGGTTCTGGCGTGTCTGGATATTCTGGCTACTCTGGTGCCCAAGGCATATCAGGGTTCAGCGGTATATCTGGTTTTAGCGGTATATCTGGATATTCTGGTTCTGGCGTGTCTGGATTCTCAGGATTTAGCGGATACTCTGGATCAGGAATTTCGGGATACTCTGGCTATTCTGGTGCCCAAGGGACATCAGGATACAGCGGAATTTCTGGATATAGTGGCTACTCAGGCACACCAGGCGTGGGTGGCACCATTGGTTATTACGGCAATTTCTATTCGACTGCCACTCAAACCAATCCAGTGGCCAATACGGCCAATGCAATGACATTGAACACCACAGTGCAAGCCAGTGGCGTTTCAATTGCATCCAGCTCACAAATTACATTTGCCAATGCTGGATATTATTTGATTGAGTTTGCTGCACAATTTACCAGCTCTAGCGGATCAAATACTGTTATCGATGTTTGGCTTTCAAAGAATGGCACCAATGTCACAGGCACCGATCAGCAAGTCCAATTGACTGGTGGGGCTGGTGCATTGACAGTCGCATCATGGAATTATTTGGTCAATCCAAGTGCCAATGATTATTATGTGATTTATTGGTCTGCACCAAGCACATCAGTATCCATGGTTTATCAGGCAGCCACCACATCACCGACAAGGCCATCCAGCCCAAGCGTGAATGTGAATGTCACTCAAGTGATGTATACCCAAAGTGGATACAGTGGCACATCGGGATACAGTGGATACTCAGGCATCAGCGGTTATTCTGGCCAATCGGGATTTAGTGGATCAGGCATTTCGGGATATAGCGGATATTCTGGCTATTCAGGATCAGGCATTTCGGGATATAGTGGATATAGTGGATC